CTCACCGCCATCGCCGACCAGGCCCAGGCCGTCACCGTGGTGGTGCGCGTGGCCGAAGGCGTGGACGATGCCGCCACCTCCGCCAACGTCATCGGCACCACCACCGCGGCGGGCCTGAAAACCGGCCTGCAGGCCCTGCTCTCGGCCCAGTCCCTGTTGGGCGTCAAGCCCCGCATCATCGGCGCCCCCGGGCTGGACACCCAGGCCGTCGTCACTGCCATGGTCACCGTGGCCCAGCAGCTGCGCGCCATGGCCTATGCCAACTGCGCCGGCTGTGAGACGCTGACCCAGGCCACCACCTACCGCAACCAGTTCAGCGCCCGCGAGCTGATGCTGCTGTGGCCCAACTTCATCCGCTTCGACACCGCCACCGCGGCCAACGTCGAGGCACCCAGCGCCGCCTATGCCCTGGGCAAGCGCGCCGCCATCGACCGTGACATCGGCTGGCACAAGACCCTGTCGAACGTCGCCATCAACGGCGTGGTGGGCATCAGCAAGCCGGTGTTCTGGGATTTGCAGACCGAGAACACCGACGCCGACCTGCTCAACGCGGCCGGCATCACCACACTGGTCAACCACAACGGCTACCGCTTCTGGGGCAGCCGCACCTGCGACGACGAAGGCCTGTTCTTCTTCGAGAGCTACACCCGCACCGCCCAGATCCTGGCCGACACCATCGCCGAGGCCCACATGTGGGCCAACGACAAGCCCCTGCACCCCAGCCTGGCCAAGGACATCATCGAAGGCGTTAACGCCAAGCTGCGCAGCCTCAAGGCCGAGGGCTACATCCTTGACGGCAAGGCCTGGCTGGACGAGTCGGTCAACACCAGCGACACGCTCAAGAGCGGCAAGCTGCGCATCGACTACGACTACACCCCCCTGCCGCCGCTGGAAGACCTCACCCTGCGGCAGCGCATCACCGACACCTACTGGGCCGACTTCGCCGGCCGCGTGGCGGCCTGAGCCCCTGGCCAGCCCCCGCCCTGACCCCCACCGGAGAATCCCATGGCCCTGCCCAAGCGCCTCAAAAGCTTCATCATGTTCAACGAGGGCAATGCCTACCTGGGCGAAGTGCCCGAGGTGGTGCCGCCCAAGCTGGCCCACGACATGGAGGACTACATCGCCGGCGGCATGCCCGGCAAAGTCAAGCTGCAGAACGCCCTGCAGGCCATGACCCTGGAGTGGACTGCATCCGGCTATCTGGCCGACAGCCTGAAGCAGTTCGGTACCGCGTCCATCAATGGCGTGATGCTGCGTCTGCAGCAGGCCCTGCAGCAGGATGACACTGGCGAGGTGACCCCGGTCAGCATCGTCATGCGCGGCCGGCACAGCCAGATCGATTTCGGTACGGCCAAGAACGGCGAAGCCACCCAGATCAAGCACTCCACCGAGCTGACCTACTACAAGCTCACCATGGGCAACGTCGACATGGTCGAGATCGACATGGTGAACATGGTCTACATCGTGGGTGGCGTCGACCGCATGGCCGAGATCCGCACCGCGCTGGGCATCATCTGATCGGGAGCGGCTGAACCATGAACGACACCGCGACCATCACCCTGGACACCCCCATCGCCCGCAGCGGCGGCAACGTCACCGCCGTCACCCTGCGCAAGCCCACGGCCGGCGAGCTGCGCGGCGTGCAGCTGGGCACCCTGCTGCAGATGGAGGTGGGCGCCCTGCTCACCGTGCTGCCCCGCATCACCCAGCCCACCCTCACCGTGCAGGAGCTGGCCGCCATGGACCCGGCCGACCTGCTGCAGATCGGGGTGGAGGTGGCCGGTTTTTTGTTGACGAAGGCGCAGCGGCCGAACACGGACTCCCCCAGCGCGTAGAAGACGCCATGGCCGACCTGGCCGTGGTCTTCCACTGGGCCCCGCGGGACATGGCCGACATGGGCCTGGCCGAGCTGATGGACTGGCGCGAACGGGCCCGCGCCCGTGTCGAGCCCGACGACGACTGAGACAGGACTGACACACCATGGAATCCACCCTGCGCCTGCAGGTCCTGCTCCAGGCCATCGACAAGGCCTCGGCCCCGCTGCGCAACATCGGCCGCAGCGGCAAAGAAGCCAGCAAGGAACTGCGCGACACCCTGACCGACCTGCGCAAGCTGAAGACCCAGCAGGACGCCCTGGGCAAATTCCAGCAGGCCCAGGCGGCCCTCAAGGGCACCAGCGAGCAGCTGGCCACCATGCGCCAGCGCGTGCAGGAGCTGCGCGAGGCCGGCCGCAGCGGCACCGCCCTGCTGGGCCCCAACTACGCCAAGGACATGGCCCAGGCCGAGCGCGAGGCCGCCCGCCTGACCCAGCATCTGGCCGCCCAGGCCAACACCGTGCGCGACCTCAAGGGCCGCCTGGCCACCCTGGGCATCGACCAGGTCACCGGCGCCGAGCAGCGCCTGGCCGAAGCCATGGCCCAAACCAACCGCCAGGCCGACACCCAGCGCGCCCGCCTGCTGGCCATCACCGAGGCTGAGAAGCGCCTGCAGTCCACCCGCGAGCGTGCCGGCCAGCTGGCCGCGGCCGGCGTGGGCGCCACCGCGGCCGGCACGGCCACACTCACGCCCATCGTCGCGGCTGTCCGTGAGTTCACCAAGTTCGAAGACGCCATGCTGGGCATCGCCCGCCAGGTCAACGGCGCGCGCAGTCCCACCGGTGAGCTGACGGCCATCTACTGGGACATGGCCCGCCAGGTGCACCAGCTCGGCCGCGAGATCCCGCTGGCCACCACCGAGATCGCCGACATGGTGACCGCTGGCGCCCGCATGGAGGTGCCTACCGAGCAGCTGGCGGCCTACACCAAGACGGCCGCCATGATGGCGATCGCCTTCGACGCGGTGCCCGCCCACATCGCCGAGCAGATGGGCAAGGTGGGCAAGAACTTCGGCATCCCGCTGACCGGCATCACCTCCCTGGCCGACTCCATCAACTACCTCGACGACAACGCCATCAGCAAGGGCGACGAGATCATCGACGTGCTCAACCGCATCAGCGGCGTGGTCAGCACGGTGGCCATGTCGGCCAAGGACGCAGCCGCCCTCTCCAGCACCCTGCTCACCCTGGGCGAGCGGCCCGAAACGGCGGCCACCGCCGTCAACGCCATCGTGCAGAAGTTCGCCGCCGCCACCAAGGGCACCAAGAAGTTCCAGGAGGCTGTGAAAGAGATGGGCCTGGACAGCGGCAAGATCCAGGCCGGCATGACCAAGGACGCCACCGGCACGCTGATCAACGTCATCGACGCCATCCGCAAGCTGCCCGAGTCCAAGCGGGTGGGCGTGATGGTGGAGCTGGTGGGCCTGGAACACAGCGACACCCTGGCCAAGCTGGTGACCAAGCCCGAGGAACTGGCCCGCCAGCGCGAGCTGGCCAACGGCCTGGCCGCCCAGGGCAGCATGGCCCGCGAAGCTGCCGCGCGCGCCGACACCCTCTCGGCCCGCTGGCAGATCTTCCAGAACCGCATGTTCGAGGTCAGCAGCACCCTGGGCGAGAACCTCAAGCCCGCGCTGGTGGACATCATGGACACCATCGGTGGTGTACTGGAGAACGTCACCGCCTGGACCAAGGCGCATCCCGAGTTGACTTCGTTCATCCTCAAGACCGCTGCTGCTGTCGGCGTGTTCATGTTGTTCGCGGGCGGCCTGCTGCTGTCCATCTCCAGCGTGCTGGGCCCGCTGGCCCTGCTTCGCTACAGCTGGGCTATCTTGATCGCCAAGAGCCCTCTGCTCGCCACTGCCATCGATGTCATTGGCATTGCCGTGAGGGGGTTGGGAGCGGTCATGCTCAGCAACCCCATCGGCCTGGCCATCACGGCCCTGGTGGCCACGCTCTGGTACCTCTGGTCCAACTGGGACAACGTCAAAGCCCTGTTCGCTCAGAGCTGGGAGGTGTTGACCAGCGTGGTCAGCGGCAACATCGACCATCTCATCGACAAGATCCGCAACCTCTCCAAGACGATTCAAGATCTGATGCCGCCCGGGTTCGGGTCCACCCCCTGGGGGTTCTTGTGGAAGGTAGCGGATTGGGGTGTCAACCTGGGCAAGGACACGCCCCCCATCGACACCCGCAAGCCCCTGCCCGCCACCGGCGCCGGCGCCGGCCGCGGCAGCGTCAACCCGGGCGGCCCGGTGGCGATCAACGTCTACCCGTCCCCCGGCATGGACGAGGCCGCCCTGGCCCGCCTGACCCGCGCCGAGATGGAGCGCTACAACCGCGAGCAGGCCGCCCGTGGCCGCTCCAGCCTGCGCGACCGCGACTGAGGAAGGACCCGCACCATGATGATGGGCTACGGCCAATTCGTCTTTGGCCTGGACACCCTGGCCTACCAGGAGCTGGAGCGCGCCAGCGAATGGCGCCACCCCACCAACAGCCGGGTGGGCGCACGGCCGGCGGCCCAGTTCCTCGGCCCCGGGCCCGAGACCATCACCCTCACCGGCCTGCTCGCCCCGCTGTTCAAGGGCAGCAGCAAGAACCTGGACCTGCTGCGCGAGATGGCCAACACCGGCCAGGCCTGGCCCCTGGTGGCCGGCAGCGGCCGCGTCTACGGCGCCTACGTCATCACCGCCCTGCGCGAGGTGGAGAACAACCACCTGCAGGACGGCACCGCCACCCGCATCCAGTTCACCATCGGCCTGCAGCGCGTGGATGACGACGCCACCGACCAGCTGGGCACCTCCACCAGCGCCGACCTGGCGCGCTGAACCCGCGCACCACCATGGCCGGCACCGAACCCGTCACCTACCCCCAGCCCACCTTCCGCCTCACCGTCGACGGCAAGGACATCACCCGCACCGTGCAGCCGCGCCTGGTGAGCCTGACGCTGGAGAAGCAGCGCGGCGAAAAGGCCGACCAGCTCGACCTGGTGCTGGACGATGCAGACGGCAAGCTGGCCGTGCCCCGCCGCGGCGTGGCCATCACCCTGGCCCTGGGATGGAGCGACGCCGGCCTGGTGGACCAGGGCAGCTTCGAGGTGGACGAGGTGGAACACATGGGCGCGCCCGACACCCTGCACATCCGCGCTCGCAGCGCAGACCTGCGCGGCAGCCTGCGCAACCGGGTGGAGCAGAGCTGGCACAACACCACCCTGGGCGCCATCGTCCAGACCATCGCCAAGCGCAACAGCCTGCAGCCCCGGGTGGACGCCACCCTGGCCAGCACCGCCGTGGCGCACGAGGACCAGACCAACGAAGGCGACATCGCCTTCCTCACCCGCCTGGCCAAGCGCTTCGACGCGGTGTGCACCGTCAAGGCCGGCCGCCTGCTGCTGCTGCCCATCAACGGCACCACCACCAGCACCGGCACCGCGCCCACGGCCCTCACCCTCACCCGCAGCCAGGGCGACCAGCACCGCTGGCAAGTGGCCGACCGCGACGCCTACACCGGCGTGCGCGCCTACTGGCATGACCCGCACCGCGCCAAGCAGCGCAGCGTGCTGGTGGGCCAGAGCGGCAACGCCAAGCGCCTGCGCGAGGGCCACGCCACCGAGGCCGACGCCCGCGCCGCGGCCGAGGCCGAGTGGCAACGCATCCAGCGCGGCGCCGCCAACTTCGAGCTCACCCTGGCCCGCGGCCTGGCCAGTGTGGACGTGCAGCAGCCCCTCACCGTCCAGGGCTTCAAGGCGGACATCGACGGCGCCGACTGGCTGGTGTCCAAGGTCACCCACAGCCTGGGCGATGGCGGGTTCACCACCCGGCTGGAGGCCGAGCTGTTTGGTTCCGACAGCAGCGCGGGACAGGCGCAGGATGTGGGGCCTGGGGACAGCGAGGACTGAGCCCGGCCGGCCTTCGATGGGTGCTACCGCGGCAGCCAGATCGACAGGTGGAGCGACCTGCAGTTACTGCGACTGACCTGCAGGTGAGCGGCCGCCGATGGCGGTCCGATCGAACAACACGTTAGAGCGCACTGTGATGATGCTCCGACGATAGCGCCCACTCTGCATAGCGCTTGACATGGGCCTTCTTGCTGGAGGCACTGCTGCGGCAGACAGCGAGTGTTCGCTCGATGTCCAGGTGCATGGCCAGTCGCAACTGGTCTTTGAATTGCTCAGAAAATGCGCCGCTAGCGAGCCGGCCGGTGATGCAGTCCACCAGCTGAGTGAGATGCGTTCGGCCAAGGGAGCAGTGCTTTAAACGCCGGCACATCATTGCCCTTGCCCGGCCGTGCCAAAGCCCCTGCGTCTCGGCGAGGACGAACTCCACACATCGCTCCACCACCCAAGGCTCCGGTTCGAGAAGACCATCTGCCAGCACATGCAAGTCGCGCTTTGACAGCGCCGCCAAGTGTGCGTTGGGAGCGGGAATGGCAACTCGCGGCATGTGCGCTATACCGAATGCGCTCAGCCGCAACGTCCGAGGTGAGGGGCGGCCGACCGAAGGGAGGGAACCCAGAAGCGCAGCTTCTGGGCCGTCCCCTCGACCGAAGTGTTAGGCGCCTTTGAGCGTGACTTCTGGTTCATGTGCGCAAAAGGCGACCAAAATTTCATGAGCGGTAATGAGAGCAAATGCCCGAAATTCGCTGAATTGACTTTCATTGAGTCCCATAGCAACGACCAGACTTTCATTGTCGAGACGCCGCAAGAATCCATTTTCTGTGCCGCGAATCCATGTGGCCAGTGCCGCAGGAAACTCCTCGGTAACAGCATGTGATACCGGGCGCCGAAACGTTACTAAGTAGCGGCGATCGCCTTGGACGACATTGCGTCTAGGCCCAACAACAAGCTCGGAGACCTCTGCTACGAGACTATTTCCATCGTAGCAATAGCCCTCAAGCTGAAGTGCATGGCAAATGTCGAGCTGCGTATCCATTACGGGCGCCTAACGTGTTGTATGCGGATCGTTAACGATTTGTGCCAAACATTTGAGCATGCGCCCCGCCCGCCCCGCGACCAGTGCAAGGCACCTTTGCCCGTGCCGAGCAACGCCCCATCCCCTCCCTTGATGACAAAGGGTTGACCTGGCGCTATGGACCACGCGCCCCAGCCGCCGCCAGCACCAACCAGGCGCACGACGCACCGCCAGCGGACAACGAGGCCCCCACCCGGCCGGCCTCAACTGGGGGCTACCGCAGCAGCCAGATCGACAGGCAGAACAGCACGGTGGCCAGGCAGGTGCTGCCAATCACCAGCCCGGATGCGCGGTGGCCCGCGCCCACGGAGATGCCCAACCTGAGCCCTGACGGGAGTTCCCCCTGCTGAACCCCTGTCTCTGCAGCCAGCAGGCCTGCAATGCGCACCTGCTCTGCCCTCAGGAGCACATAGATGCCATGCTCCCGCTGAATCTTCTTCCAGACGGCCCAGGTCAACAGCACGCTGGCCACGGCCCCGGCCATGGCAGGGTGGCGCCACGGTGGAACGGATTCAACCCCCTGCACCGTGGCGATCGTCGCAACCCCCCAGGCCACGGCGCCCAGCGCGCCGATGGTTGCGGCGGTGTAGACGTACTCCGGGTCGCGCCTGGCGCGCACCTCGGCACAAATGTCCTGAAACAGGATCGACAGGGTCGAGACGCGTTCGGGCATTTCCACTCCTTTGCTGAGCGCCTTCATACAGCCAAGGAACATGCCCGTCCAGCCAGCCATCACCAAACCGGCTACGCCGGCGGCCTCTGCCCAGACCGGAGGAAGTGAACCCGGGTTTCCCCGTCAGCGCGGGCTGACAGATGGCGAAACGAAGACCGACGATGGGTCATCAAAGGGGGGGATCAGCGCGCCGATAGGTGGAAGATGACCCTCATCGACACAAACGCACTTCTTTACATCTGCCCAATACTCCTCACCGCCGTGGTCACCTTCCTGGCCACACGTCGATGGGAGAGAAACAGAATGAACAGCGACGACTTTGTCGCCCGGGCCGTGGCCCAAGCCGAAGCACTGAGCAAGCGGGCCCATGGCCCCGAATGGTCTGACAGCCGCGCTGGCGGCATCTATGTGGTGGGCAGCCACATCACCATCGTCACCAACGTGCAGAACAGCGAGGTGACGACGCCGGAAGCCACGCCGGGCTCGGTTGCACGTGCGCGAGACACCCAGCAGGCATGAGCGACTTCATCTCCTGCCCGCACAGCTGCTGTGGCCCACGATGGACGCAGCCAATGCGGTGGGCTTGGCCATCAACATCATCCCTGTATCGCTGAGAACACCTCGATCACCTCGTGGAAGCCCTCTTCCAGAGTGGGCGCCTCGAGGTTCTGCTGCACATAGCGGATCGCTTCTTGATTCTGGCGAGGCTGTGACCTGGCCAGTCGGGCCTCACCCATAGACCTGCATGAGTTGGTACTGCTTCTTGAGATATGGGATCACCAGCTGCAGCAGTACGAATGTTTGTTCCCGTTCCGGCACCAAGCCTGTGGGGTGGCCCGCGTTGTTCCTGAACGTCCGCAGAACAGATAGGACTCCAGATAGATGCGTATCAAGGTCCTCACGAACCCCGGGAGGAAGTGTCCGCACTAACGGTTCCAGAATATTTCTGAACCTGTTGAACTTCTGAAGGAGTGTGCGCTCGTTAAAGACATTGGCGAACGTGGCGCGGTGAGCGACGTTTGCGTCGATACGTTCAAGCAGCAGCATGAATGTATGCTCGGCTGCGACTCCGAGCATCACAGTCGCCGAAAGAAGACAGCCAGATCGGAAGGCTTGCATTGCTTCCTTCAGATACACGAGCGTAGCGTCATCAATCTCTGGTACTTCCCGTCGAATGGCGCCTTCGTACGAAGCAACATCATGGAAGAAATACGCGTCTCCCCCGGCCGCAGCGCGTTGTCCTCTCTGCGTAAGTCTGAAAAACGGGAACTCCCGATTACTGTCATTCAAGCCCAGCGTGATGATTCCCTGCCGGAACAAGTCCCAGAAGAGTTCAAGCAGGGTCTCCTTGTCTTGCTCATCGAGTGGGTAATTCGCCCCCCCGAAGTAGCCGGACTGAATTCTTCCCTCTCTGCGGGCGAACACCTCTCCAATACCAAGGCTGAGATGTCCATACTGGTCTGGCTCATACCCCACCCGTTCTCTGCGAGTCAGGATGTCGAGTGCAGCGGCGCGGAGTTCTTCGTAGCTGTGCGGCATGGTCGTGGTTGTGAGACCTAACGAGGTTGTAGAGAGAGTCCGATCATCAATAATCACCTGAAATTCACGGGTCTTTCACCCCTTGCCCAGCCGTCGATCTACGATCCTGGGTCGATCTGAGCGGTCGATCTTCCACCCCAGTCATCTAATCAGCGCTCCAGAGGTTTTTGCTTCAGCCTCAATGTTTGAGCTGAGGCGCGCGCGACGGATGATGGGCCACATAGTTGCGCAGGCTCAACCCCATGCCAAAGCGCGTCCACTCGAGTAAAGGGTTAGGCTTCATTTGCGGCCCTCGTGCTCAATCTTTCTTAGCACGACGTGGATTGTTGACAGATAGAAATAGAACATCCAGCTGAGCCAGATTCCGGCGTCGTACGCGGTGCGTTGCTTGTCGTTGTGATGCCGGACGCCAAAATTGTTGGCGATATTGAAAGGATCCTTCTCATCGGCACTGGTGAGCAATGTCTTGACCTGAGGCCGCAAGTACTCCAGTACATCTGCGAGGTCGCGTACTGCCTGGCGCCTGTCATCGAGTGTTGAACCATGTCTCCGATATCGCAGGGCTGCGGCACTGACGCGGGACAGCACGTTATGATCTTTGGACGGCAGGTCAGCATCGAAGATCGGCTCAAATCCAGCTTCAGGCTTGTGGAGTACTTCGCCGTCTGCCGACAACTCGTAGCGCTGTGCATAGTGAGCGAGCACGGCATTCACACGCGACCGAAACTCGGCCTGCCCCAGGACCTTGTTGAACGTCTCCCAGTGCATCCCGCACTGGTTGTACGAGTGCATTGAGCCGTCGATTGGCTTTGAGACGTAGAGGTGCAGGAACTCAAGAACGTCAAAGAAGTCGTCCTCGCTGTAGAAAGGCGCCTTCTCGTGAATGGGCCAGAGCCCAGTCTTCCGAATCGTAAGGAGCATTTCAAGCTCAGGGTCGCGCACTTTCCCCGGCACGTAGCCAGCATCTACGCAGATGAAGCCAAAGGCTTCGTGGAAGTACCCGTCGTCCTGCAGCTGGTTGTAGAGGCGAACAAACAGGCCGAGCGTGTCCCGAAGGGGCAGGCCCTTGAGGTTTGGGTTCGTGCCCTTTCGAAGCGAGTAGAACTGACGCGACATAGGTTTGCGAAGCCTAATATGTTGTACGCGGATCGTGAACGATTTCCGCCTCAGATTTGGGCAGACATCCGCATCTCACCGATAATCCGCTTCGATCATATTTTGGTGAGTCTTAGCGATTAGGCTTGAGCAGCGGTTCCGTCATAGATCAAATATGCGCGATCAGCTCCCCACACATCAACAAAAACCCTCTTGATGTGCGCTGGCTTGTCAAAGGTATACGTCTTTTCTTCGAGCAAATGTATCGCAGTCATTCTTTCCGCAATGTAGCACCTGCCATTCCTATCTGGACCACCAGCAACTATCAATAGTTCATCCACACCCGGCCGATCCTTGACTTTTATAATTTCACTCAGTGAATTTGCAACATCAAGGACGCCTGAAAACTCTCGATGCGTGTACTCAACTTCAAAACCAGTTATATTTGCAAACTTGCTGCCACTCATCCTCTGATTTGAATAACTTGTGACCCACCACACAAGGGGGCCTACAGAGCCAGTAGGCCACTCCTCTGATGGGATATCAATATCAATGTCCATCGAAGGACGCTTTTGCCTGCCGAGGGCATCCCAGGCATCAACAAGCTGATTAAGCAGAGCATCATCAATCTGGAAAGGCTTTCCGCCAAGCGATCCGAATGCAAGATCGATTCGCATTCCGGACAGCCCCTGCAAGCGACCTTCCTTGTACACGCCAAGCAACCTGTCGTGAATCTCCGAGATGAAGGAAGCCCTCGCCCTGCGTTCCGGGCTGGCAAACACTGTCAGTTCAAGACCAAACTGAACACCATTCCGATGAAGCAAAAAATCAGGGGGGTCATTGCCCATCCCAATCATTCGGAATTGCAGATCTGGGAGATGTGCCTTAACAGACCTCTTGAAGTGCTGCAAATGTGCAAATTCCATTGCTTGCTTGCTTGCGAATGGCTGCCCCTGCAACACGCCATCGGGAGGGTAAATTGATTCACCATGCTCCCCTTGCACAACAAGCATTGCACCCAGCATTAGAAACCCTCTGCATCCCAAGTTAACAGGCAGATGATCAGCAAATATTCACAGCGAGTCTCACTGAGCCGTGTTGCTGATAGCCTTATGCGTAGGCTGAGCTTCAGCCTCGATTCTGTAAGCCCCCTCAACAATTTCTAACCACTGCTGCGCAGTGAGACGCGATTCAGGGTTCACGCCTGGCGCGGTGGGTACGCCGCGAGCCACCTTGCGCCAAAGCTCCGGGTCATCGTCTGCCTGCGTCTTGGCTTGCCCATGGCTGGCAAGGGCCTCCATCACCAAGAGCGCAGCCCGTCGACCCTGGCCGGCGGTGGCAGCAAAGGCATCCAGCAGCCGGCTCTGCTCGGGTGATGTGGTCGTGTGCATCCCGCGCACTCCGCTCACAACATAGAGCACGTCCAGGCCTCGCTCTGCCAGCGCGGCCAGGTAGCGCGCATCAGGTGCGCTTCGGCCGGCTTCGTAGTTGATTTGGGTGTTCTTCGACACCCCTCCCAACTCGGCCATCTCCGACTGATTCAGTGCGAGCCGCTGCCGCTCTTCAAGCAGCCGTGTGTGGATTTCCAAAATTTTCGACCTCACAGCTTTACAGGTACAAGTTTTTGGATTGATAATCCTTTACGAGTTATCGCAGCCTACCACCCGCCTCATGGCCAAGCCCTCATCAATGCGTGCCACCCCGTCATCCCCCGAAGGGGCGAAGGCCAAGTCCAAGAAACTGGGCTCCAACGGCGAGACCCGTCGCCGCCTGCCCAATGGCATGGGCGCCCCCATCATGGTTCGGCCGCAGCCCCAGCACCGCGAGCTGGTCGAGACCCAGTCCGAAGCGCTGGGCGTCTCCATGGGCCTGCTGGCCGAGCGGCTGATGGCCGCCGGCATCCGTGTCTACCGCCAGCGCGGCGTGGCCGCCCTGGACCTGCCGGAGACGAAGTGATGGGCGTGCACCTGTCCCGCCGCGTGGCCTTTCGCATGGGCTTTCACTGCTGGAAGTGCGGCAGCCGTGGCACCAGCGGCAAGCAGGTGCAGGTGTCGCCCATCCTGATCGAGAGCACCTACAGCTGCACCAACCCCCTGTGCGGCCACACCTGGGTGGTAGCCATGGAGGCCATCCGCTCCCTCAACCCCGGGGCCTACCCCAACCCGCCCGGCGTGGCGGTGCCCCTGAGCAAGCACGTGCGCCGCGAAGCCCTGATGGCCCAGCTGCAGCACCTGCCAGAAGCCGCCAGCAGCGCGCTGGAAGACGCTGTGCCCCGCCCGCCCGAGCAGCTGGACCTGCTGGAGGCGCATGGCCCCTGACGCTGCTCTGAGCGGCTGACGCCGCTCCCCCTTTCCCCACCTCAACCACCCGCTGCGGGCCCGTGAAAACAGGCCTGCGGGTTTCGCTCACCCCTACGAGACACAGACATGGCCAAGACCGCCACCCCCGCGACCTTGTTTGAACTGGCCCAGGCCGATGCCCAACGGCAGTACCGACTGCGCATGGAGCAGCTGGAAAAGGCCCGCGCCACCCTGGCCGAGCTGCAGAAGGACGCCAAGGCGATCGAGGACGCCGACATCACGCTGGACCTGGAGTCCACCCTGCTCTGGAACTATGCGGAAAGGGCCTTCTACGCATCGCGGGCCTACCTCTTCAGCCATCGCAACAACCAGGCGCTGCTGGACCTGCTGCTGGCCCGCGGCTGGGTGCTGGTCTCCCAAAGCAACATCACCCACGGCTCCAGCACCGCCCGCCTGAAGCGCGGCCGGTACCGGCTGATCGTTCCTCACCTTCCCACGGTGGCCAGCAGCGAGGCCACGCCAGCATGAGCATGCGCCCCGATCTGCTCGGCGAGCTGCTGCCCCTGCTGCACCGCGACTACGGCCTGGCAGAGGCCAAGGGCGACGCGGGCTGGCTGCGCAAGGGCACCTGCCCCGCCTGCCAAAAGAAGGAGCTGTACGCCAAGGCCGATGCCCCCTGGGTGCTCAGCTGCGGCCGCATGGCCAAGTGCGGCGCCCAGTACCGGGTGCAGGAGCTGTACCCCGACCTGTTCACCGACTGGAGCAAGCGCGCCGCCAAGCTGGCCCAGGCCGACAAGGCGGCCGGCAAGCCCGAGAACCCCACCGCCGCGGCGGATCTGTACCTGTCCGAGGGCCGGGGCTTCAACCTCATGCTCATCAAGGGCTGGTACAGCCAGGAAAGCCGCTACGAGGCCGAGGCCGACAACGGCAAGGGCGCCGGCAGCGCCACGGTGCGCTTTGCGGTGCACACCACCTGGTGGGAACGCATCATCGACCGGCCCCACCGCTTCAGCAGCAAAGCCAAGTTCGGCACGGGCGGCGAGTACAAGGGCCACGCCTGGGTGCCGCCCAGCCTGGTGCTGGCCGACGTGCAGCGGCTGTGGATCACCGAAGGCATCTTCAACACCATCGCCCTGCTGCACCACGGCATCGCCTCGGTGTCGGCCATGTCGGCCTACAACTACCCGGCCGAGTTCCTGAAGGAACTGGCCAAGGCCCATGCCGAGCGGGGCACCGAGTGCGTGCTGGTGCTGGCCCTGGATGGCGATGTGGCGGGCCGCGCCAGCACCCGCAAGTGGGCCGAGCTGGCCCGGGCCGATGGCTGGACGGTGGAGGCCGCGCAGATCCCCCAGAAGGGGCGCGACAAGCAGGACTGGAACGACCTGCACCAGCTGGACCGGCTGGCCGAGGAACACCTGGCCGAGTACCTGCACCAGGGCGCCCTGCTGATTGCCAAGAGCGCGAGCGAGAAGGCCCTGCTGATCTACCGCCACAGCGGCGGCCGGCGCACCGAGTTTGCGCTGGACCACGACAACCGCCTCTACTGGTTCAAGCTGGACCTGGACAAGTTCAACCGGGCGGTGCTGGCCCTGGAGGAGCACGGCAAGCCGGCCACCGACGAAGAGATCCGCGACGAGGCCCTGAAGCAGGCCCACACGATCCGCCCCATTGCCAACTGCCTGCCCCGGCCGCTGTACTACCAGGCCAACCTCATCACCGACGAGGCCTGGTACTACTTCCGCGTGAGCTTTCCGCACGACGGCAAGCCGATCAAGAACACCTTCAGCGCCGGCGCGCTGGCGGCGGCGGCCGAGTTCAAGAAGCGCCTGCTGTCCATCGCCCCGGGGGCGGTGTTCAGCGGCACCACCCAGATGCTGGAACGGATGATGGAGGAAGGCCTCTACAACATCCACCGCGTCGAGACGATCGACTACGTCGGCTACAGCCGGGAGCACGGGGCCTTCGTCTTCGGGGACATCGCCGTCAAGGGCGGCAAGACCTTCCAGCGCAACGACGAGGACTACTTCGACTTCGGCGGCAAGCTGAGCCTGAAGAGCCTGAACCAGTCGGTGGTGCTGGCCATCAACCCCGAGCTGGGCGAGTACCGCGAAGGCTGGTTCCCCCTGCTGTGGCGCTGCTTCGGCGCCAAGGGGCTGGCGGCCCTCACCTTCTGGCTGGGCGCCCTGTTTGCCGAGCACATTCGCGCCAGCCAGAAGAGCTACCCCTTTCTGGAGGTGGTGGGCGAGGCCGGTGCCGGCAAGTCCACGCTGATCGAGTTCCTGTGGAAGCTGGTGGGCCGGGCCGACTACGAGGGCTTCGACCCCAGCAAGTCCAGCCTGGCGGCCCGGGCCCGCAACTTTGCCCAGGTGGCCGGCCTGCCGGTGGTGCTGATCGAAAGCGACCGCGAGCGCCTGAGCAGCAGCAAAGAGACGCACGTCAAGAGCTTCGACTGGGACGAGCTGAAGACGGCTTTCAACGGCCGCAGCGTGCGCGCACGCGGCATGGCCACCGGGGGCAACGAGACGTATGAGCCGCCCTTCCGCGGGGCCATCGTCATCAGCCAGAACAACGAGGTGAACGCCAGCGAGCCGATCCTGCAGCGGATCTGCCACCTGACCTTCGACCGCTCTGGCCAGACACCCAAGACCCGCGAGGCCGCCCTGGCGCTGGAACAGCTGAGCGTGGCCAGCGTGAGCGGCTGGGCCATCAAGGTGGCCAGGGCCGAGGCCGAGATCGTGCGGGTGCTGGCCGAGCGCACGCCGCTGCGCGAGGCCGAGGTGCAGGCGGTGGACGGCGTCAAGTCCACCCGCATCGCCAAGAACCACGGCCAGCTGCTGGCCCTGGCCGATGCGCTGCGCCTGGTCACCCCCATCACGGATGAGCAGCACGAGGCCCTGTGCGAGCAGATCCGCGCCATGGCGGTGGAACGCCAGCAGGCGATCAACCAGGACCACCCGATCGTCCAGCAGTTCTGGGAGACCTTCGAGTTCTTCGACGAGGGCAACTTCCCGCTGAACCACAGCCGGGACCCGGACAACGTCATCGCGGTCAACCTGAACCACTACCTGCAGGCCTGCCGCGAACGCGGGCAAGAGGCCCCAAGCCTGGCCGACCTGAAGAAGACCCTGCGCAGCAGCAAGCGCCACAAGTTTGTGGACGTGCGCACGGTCAACAGCTGCCTCAAGGCCGAGGTCCAGAGCAACGCCAGCACCGCCATCTGGTGCTGGGTCTTCGAGCGCGGCGGCAAGCGCCGCTGACACCCCATCACGACACCCCGGAGGAAGAGCATGCCCCGAACCCGTCTCATCCGCTGCCGCTGCCGCATGGTCGACGGCCTGCGCTGCGAGATCTGCCTGCTGGCCGAGAGCACCTGCGGCGCCATCGTCCAGCTGCTCGAAGGCCCCGAGGGCGCCGCCATCAAGAGCGTGTCGGCCTCGGTCATGGTCCACCAGGTGGAGGGCTGAGCGATGGCCCGCACTGAACACGTCTTCACCATGCCTCGCCGCACGGGCAAGGACGCCATGCACAAGGCTCTTCGCCAGGCCCATCAACGGGGCTACTTGGACGGACAGGCCGATGGCTACCGCCAGGCCATGGATGAGTTTTGCAGCCCGCGCCGCGTGGTCAGCGAGGCCCTGCTGTCGGTGGTGGCCGTCCTGGCCGTCATCCTGCTGCTGGCCAGCCGCTGGGGGGCTTTCTGATGCTCCCCCTGCGCCATGAGCCGGCCGCCTGGTCGGCCGCCCACACCCCGAACGCCTGCAGCGGCTGCGTGCATGCCTGCGGCCAGGCCGGTGGCCTGCGCTGCAGCCAGCCCGAGGTGCGGCAGGCCAACGGCGGCACACCAGCCGCCTGCGAGGACGCCCGCAGCCACCGCGGCCTGTGCGGCCCCGAGGCCCGCTACCTCGACATGGCCAGCTGGCACTGAGGCCCCCTATGCCGCGCGTCGTCAACGTCACCACCGAGCTGCTGCAGGCCGGCCACGCCGAGCTGGAGCAGCGCCACCGCTGGGGCTGCAGCTTCGAGCAGGCCATGGCCGACCCGGTGCGCAGCCGCCTGGTGCGCGCCATGGCCGTGGGCATCTGCCTGCGGCGCCGGCTGTTCACCAAGTCGGCCCGCCGCAGGGCGGCAGCCACCCAGGCCCGCACCCAGGCCCTGCGCCACCGCCTGGGCATCGACGGCAAGGCCGCCGCGGCCGGCGAGCAGCCCGAGCGCGACGAGGCCTGAGCCAGCCCCCCACCTCCACATCACCACCCCATCACTGCCTAACACCACCCACCACCATGAGCATCGACAAGCGCCACCCCTCCACGGCCATCGAAGGCCGGTTCCAAGGCCCCCCGGCCGCCGCCGGCCGCAGCAGCGCCATCCTGGCCTGCTGGAAGCTGGACGGCATCACGCCGCCCGAGCTGGTCCTGTCGCCCAAGCACCAGCCCCGCCGCATCGGGTACCACGACCTGCTGCTGGCCGAGATGGCGCTGCAGTGGCAGGCCAGCACCAACGGCCTGCGCCAGGCCGAAGCCATGCCCGAGCGCGCCTTCGCCGGCCTGGCCGTGGGCCTGGCTTACTGCCCCTTCTTCAAGAGCTGGGCCTGGGTGAACGGCTACAAGTCCGACGAGCCGCTGACCTTCCAGCGCGCCGCCCAGGCCTGGGACGCCTACCGCTGCAGCGATGACCCGGTGTACTGGACGCGCCAGATGGTCCAGGCCCTGCTGGATGCCAGCCTGACCGGCGAGCGCCGCATGCTGGTGACCGGGCTGCCGCCCGAGCTGTGCACCATGCTGGGCGTGCACCCCAGCGAGCGCACCGGCTCGCCCTGCCTGGCCGTCATTCACGACGGCAACCACGACAGCCTGGTGCACGCCTGCAACCAGCTGCTGGTGCACCTGGAGTCCTGGATGGCCCAGCGGGGGGCCCTGCAATGAGCCGGGCCATGA